AGTACCTCTACGGGCAGATGTGCTCGATGCTCTTGGAGCCCCAACTGAGCGGAGGAGCGTGGGCCGGGACCAACCAATTCACCCTCCAGAATCTTCAGGATTGCCTTCAAAAGCGGACGCAGGAAGTCATTCAGGCGACCTCGTGTAATATCGCACAACTTTCTCCCGTCGCCTCGACCCCCGGAACCCGCCGGGCGACCCTGCCGGATACGGTCCTAGAACCGCGCAGGATTCGTTTCCTGGCTCTGATGCTGTCTACCAGCGGCTCGGGGTCTTCGGGCGCGTCCACGGTCAACGTAGGCTCGGCAGCGGGCATTGCAGAGGGGCAGGTTATCACCGGAACGGGGATTCAGGCAGGAACCTTCGTGACTGGCATATCCGGGTTGGCGGTGTCGCTGAGCCTGCCCACTTCGGGCGCGGTATCGGGGATCGTGCAGTTCTATCTTCCAATCACCTTGACCCGAGAGGATGCGCTGGCCTTCCAGTCGTTTGAACCCGAGTATCCGCAGACGGTCGGCTTCCCGCAGGCGTGGGCGATTGCTTCCGAGCCGCCGCTTGCCTTCGATGTTGACCTTGCTCCGACGACGCCGGGAAACTTCGATGTGCTGGCGCTGAACGCTGGACCTACGTTTGCTCCGCCGGCCGCTTCGCTTCTTGGGGTTCCTGATGACTGGAGCCTGGTGCCCATGTACGGAGCCTTGGCGGATGTGTTGGGCATGGAATCCGAAGCGACCGACAGACAGCGGGCGGCGTATTGCCTCGAAAGATACCAGCAGATGCTTGAGATGATGAGGGGATCGAATTGGCTGTTGCAGTCCTTCATCAACGGCGCGGTTGCAAACTCAACTTCCCTCGCGGAGATGGATGCGCTATCGGTTGGTTGGCAACAGTCGCAATCGAATCTCCCGGCGCTGGTCGAAGCGGGAATCGACTTCATCGCGCCGGTTCCGGGCGCGGGTCAGTTGGTCACACTGCAACTGCTCGGCAACGCTCCGCTGCTCGACTCGACGGATACCTACGTTCAAGTGAGCAGGGATGATTTCGAGGCGGTGTTGAACTACGCTCAGCATTTGAGCTGCTTTAAGCTGGGAGGAAGTGAGTTCGCGGCGACGATGCCGATGCTGAAAGACTTCTACCGCGCCGCGGCTTCAGTGAACAAGAGATGGGCGACGTATGGCGTGTTCGTGCAGATGCTTCGGGAGCAGGGTAGAGCACAAGAGGAAGCGGAGCCGAAAGAGGTGGCGCAGTGAACTATTTCTTCTGGCCGGAATTCGAGGAGGGAAACGATGCCGTGGACGAGTTCGGATGCAACCAAGCACACAAAAAAGGCGAAGTCCGCAAAGCGCAAACGGCAATGGGCGCACGTCGCGGACAGCGTGTTAAAGCGCACCGGGGATGAAGGCTTGGCCGTGCGCGAGGCGAATGGCGTGGTGAAACGTGGCACGCAACTCAGGGGGCACTCGAATGGGATACACCCAAAATCCAAGAGACGCCGTAAGCAGGGAGGAAAACATGGCAGCCAAAAAAGGTAAGAAGGGTCACTGGATTCAGGAAGCGCGAAAGCGCATGGAAGAAAAAGGGACCGTGGGGAAATTTGGGAAGGCCACGGTGAAAAAGGTTGCAGCCGCAAAGAGGAGGGGTGGCGTTGCGAAAAAGGAAGCCGTGTTCGCGGAGAACATGAAGAAGGCGGCTGAGAAGCGCAAGCATCGGGGTACTGCGATGAAGGGTCACGCTTCTTCCAGCCGCAAATCGAAGGGCGCACGGCTCCGCAAAGGAACTGCTCTCAAGAGGTAAGATGGCGCTACGCTTCAGAGCGATCGACCTGACATCACCCATCAACCGGATCGCCGCCGGTTTCGTGGCCGTGTGTCAGAACGTCCGCGAAAGAGCGAGAAGGCTGGGAATTCCATTCGATGAGTTCGTGAGGGGGCTAAATGCCGCTTAAGTTCCGTGGAATGGACCTCACCTCTCCGATAAACAGAATTCGCGCAGGATGGTCAGCGATTTGCAGTAACGTGAGAGCGTATTTGGCTGGCGGGTTCGCGCTCCGCAATCCGCTGACGGCTCCCATTGAGATTGGGGCACCGACGAGTACCACGCTGACCACGGGAACGGGAACTCAATCGGGATCGGGAACGTCGTGGGGAACACCGGCGGACATCATCGGAAACTCCGGCTCCGCAACGATCACGCTGAACTCTCCGGCCACATCAAAGTCACTCAACGTAGAATCTCTGGGCTTTGCAATTTCCGCCGGTTCTACCATCACCGGGATTCAGGTGAGTTTCTATTCCGGGAGCCGCACGGGATTCATGCTGCTCTATGTCGGCCCCCTAGTCAGCGGATCGCCGGTAGGAAGTTCTATTCTGAGCGGCGCACCCGCGGATTCCGTTGTCACGCTTGGCGGACCCGGAAACCTGTTTGGGACAACGTGGACCCCTGCACAGGTCAACGCGATGGGCTTCTCATTTGTCGCGGAAACGACTTCGCTTCCCCATCAGGTAGTGAGCGCCGCCCTGAATCAGTTTTCCGTCACCGTCTACTACATCGACGAGCAAGCGATTGATCTACCCGCCGCGCCCCACACGATTCGGCGGTTGAACGACTCAACACCCAACGGCCCCGCCGCCGGGTATTCGCTGGTCATCGGCGCGGCAGGAAAGATGTACGTCAACAACACGCAGGTTGCCAGCGGATTGAGCGGCAATCCCGTGTCCCTGATCCCGTTCCGTCCGAACGCCTCTGTCCAGCCGTGGATGTATGTCGGCGACTCCGCGCCCACGGGCAACGTCACAATCACTTCTTCTGGATTCACCTGTTCGGGTATGCTCAAGATTCGCTCTGACGGCCTGACGTACAAGATGGGCATTGAGGAGCCGCAGCTTGCGCCTATCGTTTCGACGGCCTCGGGCAGTGTGGAAGTCTCTGGAACTCTCGAGGCGACGGCGATTCCGTGGACGAATTACAGCGGCCAGAACCCCAACTACAACTACGGCGAGTCGAACGGCTACCCCAAGCCAAGCCCTGATGGGTCGGCTCCGTTCGTGATCGACGTAGCCAATGCCTCTACGGTCACGATTACGTCTCTGACCGGGACGGCGACCATCAATGGCGGCTCAAAGACTCCGACCTCTGCCGGTCCCACGCCGGGCTCGACGAACCCTGGCGGCTATGTGCAAGTCGGCGGGATTGTGCCTGGGTCCGTCTCGGTTGTTGTAGGCGCCTTCACGGACGGCTCGGGCAACGTCATCCCGCTGGGCGTGGCTCCGCTCTACGTTCAGTCGGTCACCGACATTGGCGGGCACATCGGCGTGGCGATTCCCGTTCCCTACGGAGCGCAGCAGTTTCAGGTGGGCATTAACTCAACCGGCAACACGTTCTCATCGAACTCCGGGTCGTTTGCTCTCGCCGCGACGGTCACGACGAACACGTTGCCGACGACGACTGCGATTCTTGGTAATCTGACGCTCTACTATTGGGGCGACTCTCCGACTTCGGGGCCGGTTGCTTCCTACATCTGGAAGAATCCCGATGATCCCGGCGGCGGTGGGCCGACACGCTCCATCTCAAACGCAGTGGGGAGCACGAGCGGGAATTCGTTCATCTTCGACGCCACGTTTACCAGCGGAATTCCCGGCCTCCCCGGTGTCGGCAACGGCACGGTGCCGATGGAGTGGACCGATCTGAGCCCCGAGAGCGTGGCGATTGGGGAGAATCCTGTTTTTGCTTCGCCGATCACGGCGACCTACCCAAACAACACGCAATTCGCCAACTTCAACTTCTGCCTTGTGGGGAACATTTATTTTCCATCCTCTGGAAATTACACGCTGGTGCTCACGAACAAGGACGATCTGATCTGGGGTATCGGCGGTGGAGTCTCTTTAGTCTCGGCAACTGAATCAGGCAGCGGCGAAGGAAGCGGTGTAGGACTCTCAAGTTCCGGTCAGACGATCACCGTTGTGGGCGGGTATCCACTTCTTCCGCGAGACAACTACACCAGCGGCAGCGATGATGACTACGCGCAGACGACGGTGGTCATTTCGGTTCCTTCGGCGGGGATCTATCCGATTGAGATCGACTACGACTACTGGTATCGCGCAGAACGCATCCTGCTCTTGGAGTGCTCCGCGACCGCCGGCGGGTCGGCGACGATCATTCCGCCGCTTCCAGCGAGCGTGCGGCAGGAGACGCAGTACCGCTACGTCTACAGGTCATCGGCTACCGGGGCGCTGTCCAATCCGTCGCCTGAATCCGCGGCCGAGACGGTGCCAGTCACGGCGAACACGGTGACTTCCTACTGGTCCGATGACCCGCAGGTCGATGTGGTGGATTACTACCGCGTGGACTCGACGACAGAGGATTTCACCTACGTCGCCACAGGCCCGAATGACAACCTTGGGGCCGGGGGAACGAACACGCCGATTACCGATGCCTTGACGGACACTGACTTGGGAACGCAGTTGATAGAGGACGACAACTTCGAGCCCTTCCCCTCGATCGATCTTCCGCAGAAAGGCATCCTGAATTCTTCCGGTGGAGTGTTGACGTGGGTTTCAGGCGGAGCGATCGGCGGGTCGCAGACGGGCTTCAATGTGCGCTGGCT